ACGCAACATTCCATATACGCAGAACGTTACCAATGCATACCATCCATTGAAGTACTGCTTTCTATTACCTCACATTTATCTTTGCTTTTCCAATTCCAAGATTTTTTAAGTAAATTTATTCTTTCAATTATTTCATCTATCCTATTTTTAGGCAATCCCTTAAATAACAATAATATCTTTTGATCATCAAAACTATAATTTTTAGAATTTAATTTTAATTCTTTAATTTCTTCTTCAAGATAAAGATTTTCTTTTTTAATTTTCCTGTATTGATTCTGTAAAAAATGAACTTGGTCTATTTCATCATAGTTTAATTTACTTTTAAATTGAAAGCAGGATTCTAATTCAGAAAGTTCTTCATTAGTTTTCTTATAAATTGGGTACATCTTTACTAAATGTATAACTGATGCGTGGTCTGTTTTTTTTCCCATTGATGTAAAAAAGTTAGCAATACTTGTCCACCTCATATTCATTTTCTTTCTAAAGATATAACAAGCCAATGCCCTTAGTTCTACATATTCTCGTTTTCTAGTATTTTGAAATATATCTACTCCTGTCATTTCAATAATACGTTCTGATATTTTTAAATAATCTTTATTCATTTCTTAAAATTTTTATTTCTCGTTCTAAATAATCTTTTGCTTTTAATAGATCTCCTAATTCATCTTTTTTCTTTCCTGCTCTAACAATATACTTCAAGATATTACCCCTGTTAAAATTAAGTGAGTAATCGTTACATACATCTATAATGTCATAATCTTTTCCGTTATCGTAATGTACTTGTGTTGCTTTCATTCAGTTCTTAGTTTTAAAAGGTTATAGCATTCAGTATATTTCTCCTTAGCTTTTCCTTTGTATTCTTGTTTAAATAATTCGTAAAGTTTTTTAGTGTATTGGTATTTAGTTTGACAATCTGCATAATACTTTTCTGCAAACCTTTTACCTTTTCCTTTAAAGTAATTTACATTGTCTGCAGTATCTCCTGCAATCATCTGCTCATAAAAATTATACATAGCTTCGTCTTCCGATATATCAAGTATTTCTTGGTGCTTATAATGGTAGTTATACATCAGGCAAGGAAACTGCTTGTAATCTTTATCTATTGAAACAATCATAACTTCATTTCTTCCCAGTTCTTCTGATAACTTTTTCCAATACCTTGCAACCATATCATCTGTTTCTACTCCGTAACCTACAACACTATCATAATGGCTTTTTACAAAATCGTGCATTTCGTGTAATAGTGGAGGTAATTCTTGCTTCTTCCTATTGGCTTTGTATTTCTTAGTTATTAGCTTTCTAAAGTTCCCTCTAGATCCACTAAATGTAATTACCTTATCAATATTATAAAGTTCTTCTAAGTGGTTTACAATAGCCATATACTGCTCGTCAAACTTATTTCTAGCATCAGCTATATCTGTATAATACTTTTCATCTTCAGGATGTTCTCGCTTCCTGTAACAACTTGCAAACACTAAACTATCTGCATCTACTAATAATATCATAACATATCTTGTATTTCCCCCTCGATATACATTATTGCATTTTGACAAGTGTTATCTTCTGTTTTTCCATTTTCAATATCTTCTAAAGCATTTATGTAAATATACCTTATTTGTCTTTCTAACATAGGAAATTCTGCTATTGACTTCATACAAAACCTAGCTAAATCTCCAATGTTTATAGTTGTTTTTTTCTGCTTCATAATTCTTTTAATGAATCTTTAATTGAACTTAAATGCATATCCTGCATCTTTTTATTTTCCTTTACAACTTGATCTACTATAAAACCTAAGTCTTTAAATAAATGCTCTACATTAAAAACAACCCAGTTATCTTTTCCATATCCAATATGTAATTCTCCATCTTGGCAATAAAGGTGATTTGTTTCGTGTATGTATGTAGTTTTATTCTTTGTCATATTGTGATAAATTTATTTGTAAATAATTTCTTAAATCTGAGTTTTCTTTTATTCTAAAATTAATAGTTATATCAGTTATAGCTTGGTCTTGTTCTGTTCGGTATTCGATTTTTTTTCTAACCTCATCCCAAAGTGCTTCATTTACTTTCATTTTATTAAAGTTAAATCTAATTCATTTGCTACATAATTAATATGCTTCTGTGTAGTCTGTGACCAATATCCTAATTGAAATAATTTACCCTCTGCTATTGTTGCAACGTGAGTTGTGTAACTCCATACCTGATTCCCTTGAATACTTAAATTCTGCTTGTACTTTGATAATTTATACATCTGTTCTGTTTTTTAAAAATTATAATATTTATTGTAAATTTCTTTTGCATCAGCCATTCCTTTTGAATGCTGTTTATTTGCCAAATCATAAAGTATTTCATTTAATACTATGAATTGATCTGTTGTTAAATCTAAATTAAGATTTCTTACATTATCAAAAGCTATTGATAAATTTGATTGTTTTGTTTCTGTTGCCATTTGTTCTGTTATTTAATAATTAATAAAGTATAAATATAACATAAATATACTTATAAACAGAAAATTTAATAACTTATTTTTCAGAAATATTAATATTTATTATACTAGCATCGTTTTCTTCTAGTAAATAAACATCTTTGAGCAGTCTTTTCTTAGTCCAAATTGTAGTATCAGGACAATATTTTTTTACAGGTATTGGCATCTGTAGATTGTTTAGCCAATATAAAAAATTTCCTTTAGGATCATTAACAAAATATAATTTAATTACATCTTTATCTAATGACATTAAGGCATCGTACTTGTCTTTTTCAAGCATCTTTTGTTCGTAATACTTATTACGAAACTTCATTTCAATAACGCAGTCTTTTCCCTTTGGTGTTTTACCTATTGCATCGTATCTAGTAAAACCATCACCACACCATTCTAAATCCCACCCATCTAAGTTAAGCAGGAATACAACTGCCTTTTCCCACTTATTAATCTTTTTTAATCCCATTGTTCCAAATAATATTCAAGTCTTTTATCCATTGAACTATTCTTTTAGGGTTACAAGTACAGGGTTTATGGTATTTGTGGTTGTGGTATTTTGCGTGGAGTTGGCAAACCAATTCAAATTCTTCAGAGGATAAGTGCTGCTTCTTACCCATTCTGAATTTTCTCCAATCACTTCTATCTTCTTTTTCAAATCTTACCATCTTTTAATTTTTATATTATTAAGACTTTCTCGTCTTTTATCACAATTACATTTTGTTCCTTTATAAGTATGATATTTATCTACAAGGTATTTTATACCTGTATATTTAGTTATGTAATAAATTAAATCTCCTAGTTTCATTATATTGATTTTAAAATTTCTAAACAAAGTTGGTTTGGTATTTTACTTCTATTATAATTACCCTTTACTCCTTGCGTTCCTGTTCTACTTCCTCTAGGTGCTGATTCGTGATGACAATTTTTATTTCCATTAAAACATTCAGGTCTAGGTTGCCATCCATTTATATTTAATAATGATCTTATATTATTGCTCCAAATATCTGTAGGCTTTGCTCTATTATCTCCATAAGTACAATACCAAACTGTTGTTTTTGGTAATCCTTTTACAACTTGCAATTTTCTTAATTTACCTCTAGGATTTTCAATATACCAAAATTTAGGCTTTAAGTATTTTATTATTTCTATTGTTTTTTTTACAAACTCAACTCCTAACAAAGCATTTTCTGATTTTGGTGTATGGTCTTTATTCCAATGTTTGCCAATACTTGCAACAGAAAAATAAGTACAAGGTGGACTTGCCCAAATAATATCAGGTTTAAAAGGTACTTTTTTAACATCAAAATTTAATATATCAACTACATAATCTATTTTATCAAAGTCATTTACATCACTACTAAAAACATCATAACCTAAACTTTCAGCTGCTTTTCCAATACTTCTGCTTCCTGCAAACAATTCTAAAACTTTCATTTGAATTTTGTTAAATGTTTATTATCAATTACGTATGTTTCTCCAAAGCCAAAATCTTTAATTTCTTTTAATTCTATTACTTTTTTTCTTTTTATATGACCTATCAATTCAACAGAGTTTTCTTTTACCCAAGCAAGTACATAATGCTTTGCTATCTTTCTTTTAAATTGATTTGCAAATAATAACAAAGGTGGTCTATTCTTAGAATTAGAAGATTTAACATCTACACCATATTTAAAATCACTTCCTGAATCACCTTTACCAATAGTTAAAATATCTACCTTTTCCCCTGTATGTTTAGAATAAGCAAATTCTCCAATAACTCCAATGTAATGTCTCCACCAAGCAGGTTTACTTTTAAAAAAATTAGAACTATTTTTTGTGTCTGCGTGATTCATAGATCCTGAACGTTTCATAGCTAAATCTTTGCACCAATCTAATTCTTTGTCTGTTAATTTGATTATCATATTAATTTCTTCAATTTGTCTTTTACTTTTCTGTATGTATTGTAAAGGGTATAATATT